TGTTGGTCAATATGCGGTCTTGTCAAATGAAATTGAGGAAGCTAAAAGGCTACCACAATCAGAAATAAGCAGGTCTGAATTAGATTTAAAACTAGAACTAATTAGCAAAACAGTAATGTCAAATGCAGAAAAACTAGGCAAAATAGAAAACCAAGTAGAAAAGATAGAGGAAAGAGTTTACGAATTAAAATGAGATTTCTAAAATACATACTACTATTGTTGGTAGGGCAAGTTGCCATAAGCCAAAATACTATAACAAGTGAGGGAGCTTTAAATAAATACCTTAAAACTAATGGCATATTAGTAATAGAATTTTGGGCTGAGTGGAACGATAAAAACTCTTGTAGTTTTTTAAAAGACCTGGAAGATTGTAATACTGTTAAAGCAGATATTGGAATTTGTACAGCACTACAAGAAAAATATAACATAGAAGTTCTACCAACTTTAGTAGTTATTAACAATTCACAAGAAGTATGCCGATTTACAGGTAACTTACTTTTTCAACTAAATGTTAACAAGAAACAAGTACAAGAAAAAATAGATAGTATAATTATAAGTAAATTTGAATAATGAAATTAACTAGACAACTTATTGAAGAAACAGTAAAAGATAGAGGTTATAATTGGTTTGAAAAAGGAGATTATAATTTAAACATTGTAGGCGTTAGAAATAGCTCTACTGGTGATGAGGTTACAAATAAGTTTGACGATAAAATTACACTATCTTATAAAGTAGACGGAGAATGGCAATTTTATAGTTTTGACGCTACTACTGATCCTGGTCGTTATTGGGTAGAAAATATAATGCGTGTAGAGGGTGTAGCTTGTATGAAACCAGGACAATACAAAGCATATAGAATAGATAAACATAGAGGAAACTATGACGCTTTATGTCAAAGAGAGGGAGAGGTTACGGTATATAGAGATAACAACAAAGACGCTTGTTATGATTTAGATGATGACAATACACAGACAGGTTATTTTGGAATAAACATACATAGAGCTACAGCTAGAAAAGGAAAGAAGTCTAGTCAAGTAGATAAATGGTCTGCAGGTTGTCAAGTAATAGCAAGTAATGACGATTGGGAAGAGTTTATATTTGCTTGTTATAAAGCAGAGGCAATTTGGGGTAACAAGTTTACATATACATTAATTAATAGCGAAGATATTTATGGGGATATTTAAAAACATATTAGGAACTGAAAAGGTTATAGATGGTGTTGGTGAGATTTTAGATAACGTCATAACAAACAAAGAAGAAAAGCTAAATGCTAAAGCAAAGCTAAAAGAAATAATGAACTCTTATAAAATAGAAGTTGAAAAAAATATAACTGCTCGTTGGGAAGCAGACTCAAATGGCAATATACTAACACGATCAGTAAGACCACTTGTTTTAATATTCCTTATAGTTTGTACTATGTTGCTTGTATTTATAGATAGTGGTTCTATAGCTTTTGAAGTAGCAGATAAATGGACAGACTTACTACAACTTACATTAATAACGGTGATAGGTGCTTACTTTGGTGGGCGTTCAGTTGAAAAATTTAAAAAGAAATAAAAAAAGATTATAGACTTAGGCTAACTAAAGCAGAACACGATCTTATAAAAGACAAAAGAAACAATACTACTAGAAATATTTTAGTAATAGGAGATTTACACGAACCTTTTTGTCTTGACAAGTATTTAGATTTTTGTATAGATCAATATCATAAATATAATTGCAATCAAGTAATATTCATAGGAGATTGTATTGATTCGCACGGGTTTAGTTATCACGAACCTGATCCTGATGGTTTGTCTGCTGGTAACGAATTAAAATTAGCTATAAAAAGAATTAGTAGATGGTATAATGCATTTAACAATAAAACAGTACCAAATGGTATAGATGTTTGTATTGGAAATCACGATAGAATGGCTGCCCGTAAAAGTATGACAGGAGGAATACCAAGTGCTTGGATTAAAAGTTATAATGACGTTTTAGGTACTCCTGATTGGAATTGGGTAGAAAGTGTTATATATGACAATGTATTGTATGAACACGGGGAGGGAGGACAGGCTTTTACAAAAGCAAAAAATAATATGATGTCAAGCGTTTGTGGTCATACTCATACAGAAGCTTATGTAAGATGGTTAGTTGGAAAAAAATTTAGAGTTTTTGCTTGTCAAACAGGGGTAGGTATAAACAATAAAAGCTATGCAGCAGCCTATGCTAAAAATTTTAAAAAACAAGCTATTGGTTGTGCTGTTGTTTTAAACAATGGTAAGTTACCTATAAATCTATTAATGGAACTATAAAAAATAAGGGCAAAAATATTAGCATGTTATCCCTACTAATATAATTACCCTTATTCCGAGTAGTACAGTAATGAAAAAAACTACTCTAAAACAATACCTTTTAAAACTTCTCTTTCTCTTTGAAATTGTACATAGTCGTATGGGTTTTGAATTAAATAATATCTTTTAAATTTCTTAACATCTCCATACATATTTTTTCTACTAATATAAAAAGATTCTATTCTATGTCCTTCACCTTTTAAATCTCTTATAATTCCTTGTAGGTCTAGTATCATTAGTTTTTGCATACATTCCAAAGTTGTTATGCTAAAATGTTCGTTGAGATAATTTATTAATTGTTCTTTTTGATTCATTTTTTGTTTTCTATTATTATGTTATAAAAATATTTGTAGTATTTATCAAAGTCTTTTTGTGCGTCTTTAGTATACTTAAAACTCCTAAATTCTTCATAGTTATTTATAGTATATTCTATATCTAAATCAGTATACTTTTTTTCTACTTTTTTATGAGCTAAAGCTATTGCTAAAGTATCAGCGTCTATAGTTACTTTCATTTTTCTTGTTTTAGTGGTTCACAAATTTCTCCACACTCTGAACATCTTTGACTATCAGAATTACTTGGAGCATTACAACAATCTGAGTATATATCTATTATTTCTTTTTCCATTATCTATATCCTTTTTTGTTAGCGTATTCTCCAGCTTTTACTATAAGTGCAAATGTTAAAAATATTATTAATTCCATTACTTGTTTTTTTTATATTCTACTTTAATTGATTCTCTTTTAAAATATTCATTGTTAGATATTTTGTCTATCTTATCAAGAATATTGTTTATGTTCTTCTCCCATTCAGGAAAAGTTTGCTCTGACATTATTTTGTTTTTTGTTTTCATACAACAAATATATGTAAAATAAATTTAACAAAACAAATAAATAATTAATACTTTATTAACAATAGCTATGTTAATATCTTTTTATTTTTGTAAAGTTATTTTTATTATCTTGCATAAAATTTATTGTTTATGAAATTTACACAATTTAAAAACCAGGACGATGTTAGAGATACATTGATTCTAGAAATGATGAAAAACAAAGTAAGAAAAAATCATTTAGCAAAAGAACTAGGGTTATCTTATCCCACAATGTTGGCGAAATTAGATAGTCCTTTTTCATTTAAAGTAAGTGAGCTTTTACTACTTTGTGAAATAGTCAAACTTGATATTAACGAATTATTAATTAAATACTAAAAAAAATGGAAATTAAAAAATCAAAAATTACAGAACTAAATTTACAATCAGAAAAGTTTAATGATATGTATATATTTACTATTGTCTTTGAAAATGGAGATATTGGTAAATTATACAAAAAGAAAGACAAAACCTATGAGCAAGTAGGAGATGAGGTAGAATATACAATAAGCCCTAAAAGTACCGTTAAAATCGCTTTTAAAGGTGAATCAAAGTTTAATAACAATACTTCAGCTCCTAGTTATTCAAATACTAAAACTGATACTAATGCAGAAATTAGATTTAGTGTAGCTTTTAAAGGAGCTATAGAATTAGCTGCTGGTGGGGCTATTAGTGTAAATGAAGTAGAAGAATATACTTTAAAATGGGATGAATTTCTTAAAGACAAGAAAGTAGTTGAAATGCCTTTTTAACTATTCAATGTTAATAACTAATAATTAGATTTTATAAAATGTAAAATAATTTTATATAATTTTAGGCAAATGAAAAAATCAATACTAGCTTCTACTCCTTTTTTAATTTTAAATAAATGTCTTCTCGTTAATTTAGGCGTAGACGCTAGTTTGGTTCTTTCTGATCTTATACAAAAAGAAGAATACTTTAAAGATAGCTCTCAAAATAATGGGGGCTATTTTTTTAATGTAACAAATGATATTAGTTGTAGTACCACCCTTTCTTACTATCAAATCAAACAAGCGTTATCTGTGCTTGAAAAGTGGGGCATAATTCAGGTAGTGCTAAAGGGTGTACCAGCTAAAAAGCATTTTAAGATAGACCATTCCCAGATATTAAATTTTTTAAATACTAGAATTGAAAAAACTGAAGAACTAGATTGTAAAAATTTTAATAACAAGATATTAAAAAATTCAAAGTCTATTAATAATAATAAAGAAATAAGAATTAAAAATAATAATGATATACTAGCTAGAGGAATGCTTTTTAGTAAAAGTATAGCTGAAATGGATTTAGATATAGATCAAAATATTATAAAAGATTTTATAGATTATTGGACAGAGGATAATGGAAAAAAAATGAGGTTTGAAATGGAAAAAACTTGGAACACAAATTTAAGGCTTAAACGTTGGGTAAGAAACCAAAAGAATTTTAGTAGAGGAAGTAGTGCAAATAATATGCCTGACTTTTTAGATAGTGCATATTTAAATAGAATTAAAGACGATCAGGCACAAGTAAATAAATTTTATAAACACCTAGTAGAAAATTGTGGTTATGAACGTATAGAAACTGCAACAGGTTATATTAGGTATAGAAAAAGAGTATGATGTTTATTACTTTAATAAGGAATGGTTTAATGTTAGGGGTAAGGCACTTTGCACCTGACGATATAAGAACGTATTGGGAAATACATATATACTTATTAATATTTCAAATTAACATATTTATAACAAATGATAGAAATAAGTAATTTAAGTTTAATAATATTAATAGTATTTGTATTTATACTAGGAGCTTTAACTTGGGAATATATAAAAAGTCAACTTAAATGAAAGAACAAGATTTACATAATAGCATAGTAGATTATTTGAACTACTATCCTCATATACTTTGGACTTCAACATTAGGGGGTGTTTATTTAGGGAGAGGTAATTATAAGCAAAAAGCTCTAATTAAAAAGCATTACAAAAAAGGAGTGCCAGACATTTTAATATTTGAGCCTAATTTAAAACATAATGGCTTAATGGTAGAGCTGAAAGTTAAATATAATAAGCCTAGCAAGGATCAGAAACTATGGTTAGCTAATTTAACAGCAAGGGGGTATAAAGCTGTAGTATGTTATTCACTAGAAGAATTTATAGAAATATTTACTAAATACACTAAAACGATATGAGAAAAAAACACGATCCACCAAAAAATATTAGAACAAAAGATGGTAGAGAAAACTTTACATACTTTTTATTTGAAGTAGATAGAGGAACAACAAATGAGATTTTTATACATAAAGAAACACAGATTATAATTGATGAAGATGAATATATATTAAATAAAATGGGTTTTATACAAGATCAGTACACACCTCAAATGGTGGCAGTAGAAATAAGCCCACTTGGTAAATGGGAGTATAATTATTTAAAACAATCAGGAGTTAATTCATTTGTTGAGCTGTGCAAAAACTAAACTATTATTTAGAAAAAAGCTACATTAATTTGTTAGATATATCTAAACGTATAACTAGCAATAGACACCCAGATTATGAAGATTTGTTACACGAAACAATATTAGCTTTATATAATGCAGATCAAGAAAAGATTAAAATAATAATAGAAAAGAAACAACTAACATTTTACATAGTTAGAATAATGCTAAATCAATACCAAAGTAATACAAGTCCTTACCATAAAAAGTATAGAAAACAATATAATGAAAAACAATTAAAAGAATTTTATATTTATACTAAAGAACCTTTGACTAAAGAAAAAATGAAACAGTTAGAGGAGCAAGAGGATAGATTACAATGGATAGATGAAAAATTAAAGCATTTAAGCTGGTTTGATGTAGAGGTATTTAAGATATACTATAGAGAAAACTATAGTTTAAATACTATGAGTAAAGCAACAAAGATAAATAGAAGTACACTAGGGAAGTCAATTAGATTTATTAAGAATTATTTAAAGAGTTTAAAATGATTGAATTTATAAAACACTTCTTTGGTTTTTGTGGTGAGCCACATTTAAACATATTTACTATAATGATGAGTACACCAATAATAAGTTACATAATATATAAATTTTTAAAGTTATGACAAAAAGTAAAGGACTAGGAGATGACATAGCAAAGTTTACTAAAGCTACTGGTATAGACAAGTTAGCTAAAAAGGTTTTAGGTGATGATTGTGGTTGTGAGGAACGTAAACAAAAACTTAATCAAATGTTTCCAAACTTTAGAAACATTAGACAATTTACAGAAGATGAGATAAAAATATATGACGAGGTAGTACCAGGTATAGAATTAAGGCAAAGATTAAATGCAGAAGAAAAAACTATAATAGCTACTTTATATAAAGGGGTATTTGGTCAGAACCCTCAATGGAAAAGTTGTTCGCCATGTAATAAAAAAATAATGGATAATTTAAAAAAGGTATATGAAAAGTCTTGTAAAGTATGAAAGAAAATAAACTACTATTTATGGGAGCAAATGCTCAAAACGAAAGAGAAAAGTATGATTATTATGCAACAGAACCAAGAGCTGCTGATGATTTGTTAAGTAAAGAAGATTTTAATAATATCTGGGAGTGTGCCTGTGGTGAGGGGCATTTATCTAAAAGGTTTATAGAAAACGGCAAAAAAGTTTATTCAAGTGATATTGTAGATAGAGGTTACGGTGATGTAAAAGATTTTTTATGTATAGAGAATCAGGCGTGGAATGGTGATATAATAACTAACCCACCCTTTAAATATGCACAAGATTTTGTAGAAAAAGCGTTAAGCATTATACCTGATAATAATAAAGTTGCTATGTTTTTAAAAATACAATTTTTAGAAAGCAAAAAGAGAAAGCAATTATTTAAAAAATATCCACCTAAAAAAATATATGTATATAGTGAAAGAATAAATACAGTTAGAAATGGTAACTTTAAAGACTTTAAATCTTCTACTATGTTGTTTGCTTGGTTTGTTTGGGAGAAAGGATTATATACTAAAACAGAAATAGATTGGATATGAAAAAGTACATTAAGATATATATGGATTATCACGATTACGTTATAGATGATGTAATATTGTGTGAGCATTGTAGTAAACAAGCAGTAGATATACACCATATAGACGCTAGAGGTTTGGGTTCTTCAAAGAAAAAAGACTATATAGAAAACCTTATTGCTTTATGTAGAGCTTGTCATATAAAAGCAGAAACAGACAAACAATTTAATAATCAATTAAGAGAATTAAATAAACATAAACATAATCATAGCTACTAATGAAAATAGAAAAAGTTAAAATAGCAGAATTAAACCCTGCAAAATATAACCCTAGAAGAATGACTAACAAACAATATGAGGACTTAAAAAACTCATTAGAAAAGTTTGGTTGTGTTGATCCTATAATAATAAACGCAGATAATACTATAGTTGGTGGTCATCAAAGGGTAAGAATAATGAGAGAACTTGGAGCAGAGCTTGTACCAGTAGTTAGAGTAAATCTATCTAAAGAAGATGAAAGAGAGTTAAACATAAGGTTAAACAAGAATACAGCAGAATGGGATATGGATACACTATGTAACTTTGATATAGATGACTTGCTAGATTGGGGGTTTAAGCATGTAGAACTTGGTTTTAATATAGATAAAATAGAAGAAGATAAGCCAACAACTGTAACAGTAAAAGAGAAAGACATTAAGTTAGCTAATAAATTATATGAAGATTTAAAGGCACAAGGATATAAAGTAACTATAAAATAAATTTAATAAAATGGGCAAAAAAGAACGCACACTAAAGAAAGACACATTACTACAAGCATTAGAAAGTAGCTTAGGTATAGTATCAACAGCTTGTAATAGAACAGGTATAAGCAGAAGTAGTTTTTACAAATGGTATAAAGAAGATGAAGAATTTAGACAAAAGGTAGATGAGATAGATAATGTAAAACTAGACTATGTGGAAACAAAGTTATTTAAGAATATAGAAAACGAAAAAGAGAAAAGTATTATATTTTACCTACAACACAAAGGACATAAAAGGGGATATGTACAAAGACAGAATATTAACTTAACATCTAACGAAGAAGACATTAAGAAAATAGAAATTGAAATTATTGAATCTAAAGGGAACAGTAGTTCTACAAAAGAATCTTAATGCTAGTACAAGAATTGTAGTTAATCAAGGTGGAACAAGAAGTAGTAAGACATATAGTTTAGCTCAATTAATAATACTTAAAGCATTACAAAGCAAGGGTAAGGTATATACTATTTGTCGTAAAACATTACCTGCTCTTAAAGGTACTGCTTATAGAGATTTCTTTAATATATTAGAGTCACACAATTTATACAATCCAGATAATCATAAC